CTTGATTTTTATAAAATATACTCACGATAAAAAGTAATTAAAAGCGTCTTGTTCGTTTTTTAAATCTTGTTGAAAAGAAAAATTTAATTGATTTTGTAATGTAGTTATAGATTCTAGTATCTGTCTTTGGTTCTCTACATCATATTCAGGTTTAGGTTCAGGTATGTAATTAGTTACTTTAGCCATTAGAAACTACCTTCTGTTGCTGTTGGGTCTGATTCTCTAAAACTACCTGCACCTTGGCCAAAGCCTCCAGGTCTATCATCACCTCCACCACCAAAGTATTGTGCAGCACCCTGATTAAATTCTCTTAGTTTTTCAATTCTTTGTTTATCTGCTCCTCTTCGTGCAGCATCTTCTCTTGCTCTTCTATCTCTTCGTCTTCTTAAAAAATCTGCAAAACTACTTGACCGACCAAAATCAGTAGCACGTAATCTTTGATTAAATCCTGATAAAGACTCTATCCCTCTTCTTAATAAATTAAATGGTGTAGGAATATCTTGTAAAAAATTAATTAATGATCCAATACCAGTTTGAGATCTTTTTGCTTCGTCTACATCTTCTTCATCATCTGGTTCATTAGCAACACCAAAAGAAGTATCGATTGATGGTAGACCAGCATTATCCAAAAATATACCAGGTGCTTGACTCATGATGCCTGTATTAAGATAATATGGGTCTTGAAAATTAGTAGAGAATAACCTACGTCTTTCTAGTGCTTCATTAAGTTCTCGTGCTTCATCTATAATATTAGGACTTGTATTTGTAGGAGAAAAATAATTAATATCTTCTGCCATATCAGCCATAGATCTAAATGGATATTGATTTGTTGTAATATTAGACCTACCTGTAATAACATTAAAATCTGGTTCTGCACCAGCAGCAGGTGGGAAAAAGAAGTTTCCTATTTTTTGTAAGAAATTTGTTTTTTCTGGTTGTTGTTGAACAGCCGCTAGATAATCTTCTGCTTGTTGTCTAATCTCAGGTGTATCGCTATTTAACATAGCTTGTAAGTTTTGGTCTGATATACCTATTCCGTAACTAATTGGTGTTGCCATTATCTTCTTCCATCCGGTTGTGCGTCTAATCTTAGTGTGCCGTATCTCCAGGTTTCACCTGTACCATCATTTTCTATTCTAATAGATACAAGTCTTCCTCGAGCTCGAGTGTCTACTTTATCAGTGGTTTTGGTAATTGTAAAGGGTCCAAGAGGTGAGCTGACTGCTACATCATCTGGATAAGAACTTACTAATAAAGTTACTTTTGCATTACCTTCTTGATACTTAAAGTCTGGTATAAAACGTCTTACAGCCATAAAAAATTCACCATCTCCTCGATAGTCCACAACACCTGTTGCTTGACCTAGAGCACTACGTCTTGATGTTATATCCCAATCTCCTGATCTAATAAATGCAGGGATAGCTGTGGTTGCTGTGCTATTAACTTGATCTGTGCCTGTTTCATGTTCATAGTAAATACTAGCTCCATATTTATTTGTAATTCCTAATATGTCAGGAAATACAGGAGTATCTGTGTCTCCATAATCTGTAGCGTAAGGATTATCAAATACACTTTGATCTTGATATGTTGTTCTATCTAACGATGATGTTGTCCAACAATTTTCTGAATAGTTGTAAGTAACACATCTGTCTATTTGTTCAGATCCATCTTTTGGATAAAACCAATTTACTTCAGTATATAAATTATTAGCCCCTGCAAAAATAACATCACTTGAATTAAAGTTTAATCCTAAATTATCTCCATCAGTGGTAAATACAAAATCTTCTACAAGTGATGGTAATGATTTAACCGTACCATCGAATGCAAAAAATCCACCTTGTGATCCCATCCAAAATACAGCACCATTTACGAAGGTGGCTGCATGTTGTCCAATACATCCACAATTAGTGCCAACTTGTCTAACACTAAATGTAAATGGTGGTCCTACAAACTGAATAACATATGCAGCAAGATCCGTTATAACAAACACATAGTCTTTACCTTGTATGGCTGCTCGTATTTCATTTCCTGTGTCTAATCTAAATGTACCTGCAGTGTTAGTGGCTGTTGGCGTATACGTATTTAAATCTTCTTGATTAGAAAATCTTACAAACATTGGATCCTGAGTTGTTGGATCACCAATAGTTGTTTCTGTTCCAAAATGAAATAAATGTCTGTCACGATCTGATACTAGTGTAAACCTAGTGGCAGTGGGATTATTACCGGTTGCAAAACCTGACGTGGTTAATGATGCTCTAATTGTTCTAGGGTTTGATGCACCTGCATTCCATGTAAACGTTCTACCATCAAATATAGTTGCAACTAAAACTTGACCAAAGTTATCAAGACTCCAGTTTCCTGGAGCTAAAATTACGTCACTGGTTGCTCTGGCAGTTCCCCATGTAGATGTATTCCAAGTTGATGTGCTCCAACCATAACCTGTTGTTTGAGTTGTTGGTCCTACTTCAACATAAGGATTTACGGTCACCGCTCCTGCAGCAGTCATACCTGTGCCTCCTTCATTTCTTGAAGCCTGAACGGTAAATTTATCTATATCAGGAGTGGTTAATATTTCATAAGCTTGCTCTAATTCTGCTGCTGTAAAGTCAGATGCACCTGTAACCGTGACTCCAGAAAGGGTCACGTATCGTCCAACTTCTAATCCATGTGATCCTTTATTTATAGTTACAACATTAGATCCATTAGTAGTTGTTAAAGTACCTCCAGTGATAGCTGTATCTAAAGGTGTAATATCATAAAAATCATTACCATAGTATAAAAACAAACCTTGTGATGTACCTATGGCAGCATACTTCTCACCAGCAAAACTTGAAAATGCAACTTGTGCTCTGGCTGCTCCAGGTAAAGTTTTATTAGCAGCGGTTAATTGTAACCACCCACCTATTTTTTCAGGCATACCATATCTAAATCTTACAAAATCACCATCAGTCCATTGGCCCTCTGCCCCTGAATCTGTGTCTTGTTTGTTAAATCCTGCCTTGAATTTTAATTTCTGTAGCATATAATGCCTTATATATTAATTTTACACAGAATGAAAGATGGAAAAAGTCTCTAAAATCGAAAATTTTATAGGTATATACGATAATTATATTTTAGAACAAGATTGTAAAAATGTAATTAAGTTTTTTGAACGTGAGGCTAAATTTAACCAAACCTTAAATAGGCAAGTTTTTGAAAATGCCCCTGTTTTACAAAAAAGTGATGATCAATATTTTGCTGGCTCCAATAATTTAAAAGTTTGGTGGACTGATTTAAAAAACGTAATGATTAATTTTGATATAGCATGGAATAAATATTTAAATGAAACAGGTGCTAAAGAAGCTTATGGTTGTGATTTTAATCTTACACAAATTAAAATTCAAAAAACACTTCCAACTCAAGGATATCATAAGTGGCATGTAGAACATAATCCAGGATATGAAAGTCAAAAAAGAGCTTTTGTTTATAGCATATATTTAAATGATGTAGATGAAGGAGGAGAAACAGAATTCTTACATTATTCGAAAAGAGTTAAACCTAAAACAGGTAGAATAGTTATATGGCCTGCTGGTTTTCCATATATTCATCGAGGTAATCCACCTTTATCAGGTGAAAAATATATTATAACTTCTTGGATGATATTATGATGAGTATGAAGTAGGTCTTGGACCTTTTTCAGATTCGTCCCTTTCATCTCTGTCCCATTGAAATTGTAGTTCAGCCAGATGTGCAACGTCCCATTTGTCAATAAATATTTGAAAATCTATTCCTGTTTGACTCCAAGGAGAATGAGGTGTTTCATCTCTATATTCTACTTCATCATTAACATTTGATGTTCCATATTGAATTGCCCAAAAATTAGAAAATTGTGCTTGATTCCAAAAAGCATCATCATCGATTTTATAATAAGTTCCGCTTTCTGCTCCGACATTTTTTCTAATTTTTCTGTCGTCAAAAACTACGGTCCATGTTGCATTAGTTGCCATTTTTTCTCCTACGTTTTAATTATGTATATAATAGTTAAGTACGGCTGTAAAACTGAAGTCGCATCTCCAGTAAAAGTTGCACTTAAGTTATGAGAGTGACCAGTATCACTCCCTGTTGATCCAGTTGCACTTGGGTCTCCCCCTGGTCCAGGACCACCTGGGTTTCTATCGTTTCTAAATGTATATCCAGCTGGGTGTGTGTGCGCTGCTAACTGAGCTTCTGTTATAGTTGCGTTTGCAGTTGCACCCCCAATATTTCCAGTTGAAGCAACCGTATTTGCTCCACCTGTTGATGCTAAGGCTTTACCAGGTGATTTTCCTACTGCAACGTTGTCTTGTAAATCAGGTAGTTTAAAAGTAGTTGCACCATCTCCAGCTCCGTAAGTTGTTCCTATAATAGCGAATAAAGCAGAGTAAGTTGATCTTGAAACTAAAGCACCATTACACTCTAAAAAACCTGATGGCACTGAAGAAGAAGACCACGGCACAATAGTTGCTGTAGGTATACCTTCGATACCTGTAAGGTTTGCTCCATCGAAATCGTATTTTGTTGCTTCGTAATTTGACATATTATTTCTCCGTGTAAGTCCATCCTGTTGTAGCATCGCCTGAGAATACTAATCCAAAAGCTGCGCCTTGCGTATTGACCGTGAGATCAGATGCTGCGTTAGCTATATTAGATCCATTTCTTCCAACCGTCAATGCATTACTATTAAAATCATAACCTTGATCGACAAAATGCACTTCATCGCCAAGAGAAGGTGATGCAGGTAGTGTTATTGTTACTCCTCCACCATTTGTATTTACTAAAAGTTGAGCTCCAGCTTGAACCGTTTCAGCCGCAGATACTGCTCTCCATTTTCTGTATTCATTTACTTTTTCGATATTAGTTCCATCAGAATATAATGTGTAACAATTACCTTCACATAAAAGAACACCTGTTCCTGAAGAAGTTTTAAAAGTTAAAGTATTTCCAGCATGATCACATGCATCTTGCACAAAATAAGTTTTTTCTATTCCATCTGGAATAGAAACCGTTCTGTTAGCTGCTAATGTTCCTGTTAGTTTGATAACATCATTTTTACCATTAGATAATGCACCATTAGAAAATGTTAGTGATCTGTTAGCGTTAGTTAAATTAAAAGTAGTAAAGCCACCAATAGCTTGTTCTAAAATTAATAAATTTGTATTTGTAATTTGACCCCAAGTTCCCGAGTTTTCACCGGTTGCTTGGACCGTAAGTTTTAGGTTAGCAGATGTTGAATTAGCCATTTTTTAATTCCTTATTTGTTCATTTTATTAAAAATAAGAGTTTGTGTCAAACTCTTTATGCAGCCACCTCTTGCCATCCTGGAGGTGTAATAGGCGCTGAACCTGTATCTACTTCGTTCCAGATTAAAGCACTACCAGATCCTTGGTTCATAGTCAAGCCAAAACCTGTAACTTCAATATCTATGTGAATATTAACAGAAACTGAAGCTAATTGATTATTTAATGGGAAACCTGTTGGTACAATAGTTTGACCAGGGACACCCACAGCTGTTCCTAAACCAGCTGTCATTGCAATTCCTGAAGGACTTGCACCTGCTCCAGCTTGACCTAAAGCTGTACCTACGGATGCAATCATTGCTTCACCAACGACCCCTGCATCAGGAGCGGGATCTACAATACCAAGAGTTGCCTGTGCTACATTTAAAGTATTAAGAGTTAAATTAGCATTACCCGTCATTCCTAATGTTCCAGCAGAAGCTGTCATTGAAATACCTGTTGGAGTTGCTGTTGCAAATTGACCTTCAACTCCCCATGCATTAACATTCCACCCTTGTCTACCCCAACCTGTTTGGTTAAATGCATCTATGGTTCCAAGACCCATAGACATTGCATTACCAGTTGCCATTGCATCAGGACCAGCATCAGCGGTTCCTAACGCACCAGTCATTGCAAAACCTGTTTGAAAAATTGTAGTTGCTATATCTATGGTTACAGAACCAAGATTAGTTGTAATAAGTTGATTGTTATTTGTAGACGGACCAGTGTTTACACTTATATTTATTTGTTCATTACCTAATGCAGCTGTAGTAGGAAAACCTGTTAAAAGAACATTAGCGGCAATACCCCAGGCATTATCACCCCAATTTTTTGCACCCCAACCGGCATTAATTTCTGCTGTAATTGAAACAGAGTTCAACGACATGGTCATGTCGTCTTCAGGTGTAATAGGAGTTACGATTTGACTAGGATTACCCCAAGATCTTTGACTCCAACCATCTCTACCCCAACCTTGTTCGACGGTTGAATCAGTAGATACTAGACCTATTCCGAAAGCCGCAGCTATCCCTGTAGGGATAACAACGTTATCAACGCCTGTTCCCCAAGATCCTGTGTTCCAGGTATTAGTTGACCAACCTGCCATAGGAGTTTACCTCCTACGATTAACCAGAGATCCTTAGAATCGCTGCTGTTGATGTGTTAGCCGGAAACTGAATTGTAAAAACTCCAGATGTAGCTGTTTTATCTGCTCCAAAATCTAAAACTGCCACCGCTGCATTTGAGAACGATGTGTTATAGATTAATGCTCCTCTAGCAGTTAACGTCACTCCAGTAAACGATCTATCTGAAAAGTCTACTCTTGCTACACCAGCTGTAATTGAAGTTGCTAGGTTAACTAGCTTTCCACCACCAGATGTATACTGACCAGAGTTTGAAACTTCATTTCCAGTTGTAAAAGAAGTTGTTGCTGAGTTTAGAGTTGCTGAAGAAGTATAAAGAGCTATTTTAAAAACATCACCACTAGTGGCTGTAAAATCCATATCACCATCTAATAATTGTTTTTTAAAAGAGTTTGCAATTGCTTGTGTTATAGCCATGTTTATTTTCTCCTATTTTCCTATACGAGGAACACCACTTTGATATTCATCTCGTCTTCTTCTTCCCATTTGTTCTATTGAGAAGCCTTCTACCGCTTGTTTATACTTTCCTTCGTATAATTGCAAGAGATCATTTGGCCCTTTTAGAAAACC